TTGAACTTAATAGCTTTATTCTTAGAGTAAGTAGGGGATATGGTTGTAGTATCCACAATATTAGATAATGTAGATATTGCACTGTTGTTAGTAGATAATCTGCTATTTGTGACATCTATACATTTATTAACCCACATTAAGAAATCCTCCTCCTTCAATTCCTCTTCTATAAGAACTGATACCTCTTCTGAAGCTTTATTAATTACAGATTGAATAAATTGTTTAGTGTTGTCACTCCATATAACCTTCTCTCGTGATGGGGTTACCTCAACACCCTCTTGTATGATAATCTCTTCCCCTTCATCATTTATATAAGCCTGTCTTATGGGACATTTTAGCCCAACAGAACCATATAAATCCTCCATCTCAAGCTCTTTGAAGTCTACAAATCCATAGTTAATACCTGTACTAGATCCATGCTCTTTCACAATTACGATATGAGGTCTACGATAAACCCAAGAGTCAGATACTATCAGATTATCTGAGTTGTATATAACCTTACTCTTAAAATCTACTCTCTCCTTTTTATCATTCTCATCGATAGTATAGAACTCTACATTGTCAAGATAAACAAGCTGCTCCTCAATAGCCTCCTCAAACTTACTAAAATTATGAGACTTAACCCCAAAGCTAACCTCAGTCCAGTTAGTCCCCTCTACTTCCTCATAGTAAACATTCATCCCATTACTAAGGGTTATAAAAGGATTCTGCTTCCCTGTTGTAAGATTGAACTTAGGGATTATGAAGTCAGTTTTATAATTAAAACAGTTCATCTTGAATCTTCTCCCATTGTATACAGTTTCTATAGTGTAAAAGTCTACCCCTGTTGATAGAGCTACTTTAGCCCCCAAACCAAAAGCCCCGAAGTTTTGACTTGTATTACGTTTAGTAGAGAAACCTAGCTCTAATACCCCCTCAAGTCTTGATCCCCCGATACCTACACCATAGTCTTTTATAGACAATACATCACAATAACCTATCCCCTTGTTTTTCTTATATACTATGTCAATATGGTTATTAACTGTATCAAGATGATTTAGGGAATAGTAATCAGATTTAAAGTTTGAGTCTTCATATTGATCCCCATGTCTGGTGATATAATAATCTGTTACAGACTTTTTACCTGATATAATCTCAATAGCAATCTCTTTCTCTCTTTGAGAGTCACATGCATTAGTAACTAACTCTCTGATAGAAGAGGATATTGGGGTAGAGTATTGAGTTGCCTGCAAGATATCAAATACTAATTTCTCAGCACCTTTGTTAATCTTCTTAGCTAACCCTACATTATCCCCAACATAACTTTCATCAATAGTTTTTATACTCATAAATTATTTAAATTTTAAATTTTAAATTTTGAATTACTTGAATTAAATACAGATTAAAACAATAAAGGCCCCTCGTTAGGGGCCCCATTGTGTAACCTTAAAAAACAAACAATAATTAACAAAAATCAGACAGGATGAACCCTATCTAATATCTTCTGAATAGACTCTAAAACCTGTTTCTGGTTTTTAGGGAGATATAAAGGTACTACAGAATCTGATTCTATAAGAGTCTTCTTAAACATTTTCCATGTATTTGGGAAACGATCATTGGCAAATCCTTTACACTCGATTACCCAATTCATCCTCCCATTATCATCATACCCAATAAAATCTGGGGTATAAGTAATTCCTCTTACAGCAGATAAACCTTTATCTTCAAATCCTTGTGTAGTTCTGTTCTCCCAGCTTTCCTCAGGGTATTTAAAGCCCTCCATAATAGTAAATGACTTCATTTCATATTCAAATCTTAATCCAAATTCTTTAAGCTTTCTGTATGTAAATACCTCCAGCATAGACTTGAATTTAATCCCATCTACAATCTTCTGGGTTGCATTAATCTTCCCTTTAGATTTCTTAGAACGAAATACCTTAACCCCTATTCTACTTCTTTTTGGGGAACCAGTCTTTCGTACATTATTGGATCCAGATCTTTTATTTTTTCCAGCCATTCACTTTCTAGTTTCTTAGCAGTTGCTACATCTTTGACATCAAATGTAGTGCAAGTTCCTAAATTGGAAAATAAAATGCTACAATTTTGTAAAATAGAGTCTATCTCTTCTCTTACTTTAGGATCTGTATAGTATTTAGAATCAGTCATTTAATCAGGAATTTGTATGTTAATAATTCTTTTTGCACAATCTACCCCATGATCTCTTACAAGGTCGGATATATCCTTACTCTTATAATGAGATGGGATAATAACATTAGTGAGATTGTACTTTAAACAAATCTTAGAAGCCATTGTTTGACCTGGATTAGTTTCAGAGTGGAAATCATTATCGTATAATACCCCCACAATTCTAAATCTGCTCTTCAAATCATCAATCAATTCCTCTTCAGGGATTTGCATCTCACTTTGTAATGCTACTGCATCCCAACCCATAGAGTACAGAGTCATGACATCTTTAAGAGATGAAGCAAGAAAGACAACGTCTCCATTGTCTTTCAGTTGTTCATACCCTTGAATATCACTTTTATTAGTATTACTAAACCACTTTCCTTCTTTTTCAAACGGTCTATAGATTTTATATCTTCCGTTTATTTTATATGCATATGCTAAGGATGAGCAAGTATACCTAATATCTCCAACCCAAAAGTAATCTATAGGGGTGATGGCAAATTTATCTACTATCTCCTTAGAAATGTTAAACATCCCCCAGAAATTAGTGTCATAGTTATTCCAGATTCTAGCCCTCTTTCTTATGATAACTTTCTTCCTTTCTTGATATACCGGAGAGCCTTGAAATGAAGCAATAGCTTCTGTTTTATTAAGTCTCCCTATATGAAGTCCAAGATTAAAGTCATTATCAATAACTCTGAGGGCTTCTACAAATGTCAAATTATACTTACGTTGCACATAACTAAAACAGTCATAACTATCCCCTGTCCCAAAATCTTTGTATAACAATCTCTTATTATACCAGATAATAGAGCATGTAGGGGAGTTGTCTTTACGTAGCTCACTGCAGAACTTGTCACTTAATTTTGAGAAATTGTGACAATAATACTTAAAGATATCATACTCTGAAATTCTGCAGAGAATAGAATCTTTATCCAAATAAGCATCGCTGTTTCTAGCCTGAATCATAAGTAAATAACAAAAATAGGGCAGAGAAAATCTCTACCCTATCCTGTTATCTGAATTAAATGAACGGTTTAAAACAAATCGTCGTTATTGGAGCTAGAAGTCTCAACATCAGCTACAATCATCTCAGGGGAATAAACCTGAAGTTTAAGATCTTTGTTATACTCAGCATTAAATGAGCCATAATCCTCATTCAAAGCTTTGATAAACAGATCATCCCTCATTGGCTTAAGTCTTCCAAAGTGACGATTGTAAACAGTCTGATATTTACCATCTTTAACACCTACAAGAACACGTAACTTATTGTCTTTCAATATGTTAACATACTCTTGTAGCTCTTTTACATCCCCTGTAACAATCTTATCGATAGTATCAAATGATACCTCTCCCCCAGATGCTACGTTAGCCCAAGCTTTAGTAAAGTTGATAAGAGTATCCTCCCCTACATAAGCTTTACGAGTCTTGTCTGCATTCTTCCACCAATCATAAGCTGGGACATCAGCACTCCATGTTGTCTGACCAATATTATTAGCCCACATGAACTTACCCCCATCTTTAGATGTACGAATCTTATCCTGCATAAGGATATCGAATCTTGTTGTAAAAGATAGACCAGGGACATCTGATCTTAACCAGAATACTATTTTAGTATAATCCTCTTCATTAAGAGTTACTTTGTACTCAGGTTCGTTACGAAGATTTACCCCAAGTTCTGATAGCTCATCCATAGTTGGATTTATAGCTACTACAGATACAGGGGCTATGCCAGTGTAGAGGGTTATCCCACCCCCTGAAACTACTTCTTCTGAATTATTTGATTGAATTGCCATTTTACTTTAATTTTTATTTAATTAGAAATAATAATATTTATACATATACTCAGCTGTCTTTCAAACTTCATCAAGATGATTAAGTCTTTCAATCTCTTCTATGCTGTCTAAAAGAGAAATTTGGTTAGGGTTATTAACAGGTTCGGTATCATCGATAATGTTAATCTTAACAGTTTTACGACGTGCACGAAGACCTTTAAGTTTAGGGTGCTTAAATACCTCTGCAACTTCTGCAGCTGAAAGGTGGTACTTCTTTGCAATAGCTTGTCTGTCAAGACCATTGTTTAAATCACCTAGTATACCTGATACAGTGATTGTGGTTGAGGGTTTAGCCTCCTCAATTGTGGGAGGGAGTGTTGCTTCTATAGCCATTTAATTAAATTTTTGAATTAATCTATATAAATTTTAGTCCAGTCAAGTTCTATAACCTGACCTTTAAGATGATCACAACGAGAGCCTGCATTAATATCTTCTGAGGAATCAAAAGAAATCATAGTCTTGTTTCCATCTCTATAAACGTAGCCTATGGCATCCGAGTTAGAGCAAGCAATGTTTCTAATTTTACCAGTCAAATCAAGATCTTTAGCAGACACCTCTTTACCTTTCTTCTCAAGCATCTTATCTTTTAGATGGCCTATGTAGATGATATGATCAGATAAAGTCTCTAACTTATCCATCCATTTCTTTACAGCCATTCTAAGATCCAGATAGCCTGCACCTTGAGGAAGAGATAGTACTGACAAACCTTTATTATCTGGGTCAAAGTTTTTCCCCATAGGAGTTTGTCTGTATAACTCTTTAGCCTCTTGTTCACACCACACTTCAAGTTGAGTTAAAGTGTCAATAGCAATATACTTGTAAGGTTTCCCAGCTTTTACGATGGCTTTCCCTACATCAGCAAGTTCCTTAAGGTTATTAGCCTTAATCTTGAGTGCCTCAACCATGTCAGATCCTTGTTCTAGGTCTATGATTAAGCACCCATCTAGTTTAGCAATTGCAGTAGTTTTCCCAATCTTTGGGGGACCATAAATGATCATGTGTCTTGGGGACTTTCTGGCAATAGCTACTTTTTCAGTTGGCAATACTAATTCCATAAAATTTAATTAATTTACTTTTTCTTTCTTTCTGTTAGAGAAAATGTAGATAAGTCAGCTTCGTAAGGAATCATCCCTAACTGACCATCCCTATTCTTTTCTACGTGACAAGCCAGTAATCCTACAGGGTTCTCCCCACAATAGGCCTCTGTAATCCCGTATAAATCATAAGGACGTTGTAGCATCATAACAACGTGAGCATCCTGACCTATTGAGTCACCCCCGAATAAGTCAGTTAGCTGTGGTTGATACTGCTGCTTAGCTCTGTACTCTTGTTCTATATTCCTGTTAAGTTGAGATAGGAGTATATTTATTACCCCAAGTCTTGCTTGCAACCACATACAGGTTTTAGAAATTTGATTGAGCTTTTGTAGTTCTGTATCTTCTGTCCCAAGAATAAGTCTTGAGTGGTCAAAGAGGTTTATTATTGTGTGTTGTGGGAATTTAAGATTCACCCTGTTGTTTACCTCTTTAATCTTAACCATGTTCTGAGGGATTGAACAAAAGAAGATAGGATACTTACGATACTTACTTACTGCATTTTCATATTCATTGATCTTTGAGTCATCAATTGGGGAGTCTATACTATAAAGCTGTGAAAACTGCATCTTTACATCATTTGCACCAGCCCTCATTATCTGTTGATAATCAGGCATCTCGAAACTCCAATAAAGTACAATTAACTTCTTCCCCACATTTTTGTCTAAAAGATCGAAGATCAGTTGATTAGAGAAAGCTGATTTCCCTACACCTGGTCTCCCAGCTATTACATACATTTTACCAGGTTGTAAACCCCCTAATAAGTTCTTATTTAACCTATCCCATCCAGTAGGGAAGATAATCCTGTTACCAAGTTTAGCTTGCTTGATTTCATTTATTGACTTATCTACTGATTTTGATATGTGACTAAACTCTTTTAGAGTCTCGTCAAGACTATTAGAGGATCCTTGTGATTCGTCCTGGTTCGACGACACTTGATTCTCCATCTGATTTAGTTACTGTTTCTTCTATGCTATATTTTTCCCAACTATGGTTATTTACCCATGTTTCTAACATTTGCATATAACCCATGCTGTTCCCTCTTCTTCTAAAATCTAATTCAGTCTCAAGACATTTGATAATACGTTCATGCTTCTCAACATTCCCGTTGATAATCTTTCTGTACTTTTCTTTAGACTTAAGATTAGTTTTAGCCTCAGAGTCCCCAGCTCTCAACATCCTTACTGAACCATTACAGATAACCTTTATGGGGAATCTGGAGAGGAGGGCAGCCCACATACGATCGAAATCATCTTCTTTCACGAGAGACTTTCCACGTAATATGACCTCCCCATCCTCCCCAAGTTTGATCCACCCATTGGTTTGCAACAGCTCTAAATTGATGTCTAACTTTAAATTTAAATCAATGGCTTTACTCTTTAGCATAGAGATGTAAACAAATTCATCAGGGGAAATACCTAGTGATTTGAGCTGTTCCGTGTCAATTTCCAATATCATAAAAGATTTTGTTATAACATCTACACTAAATAGTTCTCAAATATAAGAAGAAATTTGATCAATCCAAGTAATGTTTGATAAATTTTTTATAGCATTCTTCAACCATTTCTCCTCCTGACTATCTCTTACATAGAGAACTACAATTTCCCCAACTTTATCAGAGTTAGAAAGTCTCAGTAATCTCCCAACTCTTTGAATCATTTGAAGGGCTTTAGAATCTAACCCACAAATTATCCCAAGCTGTGCATCAGGGATATCATATCCTTGATTAAGAGCTTTAGTTGAGCACAATACCTTAATCTCATTGTCTTTAAAGTCTTGCAAAGCTTTCTTTCTTAAAGAAGCTTTCATAGTAGAATGATATGCAGCAGACTTAATCCCAAGCTCTTCAAGATGCTTTGATGTCTCATCAGTAAACTCGTTAGTCCCTGAGAAAGTCAAAGTTTTACTATCCTTAGCTTTACAGATTAACCCAGTATAAAGAATTTTGTTATAGGCTTTCTGAACTATCTCTTTCCTATCCCTAATTGCTTTATAAAATAATGCTGCATTCTTTTTGTCCTCTGGAGATGATGTATGAGGGGAGGCTAATATTGCATTAGCTCTATCAAAAGCATCAAATTGCCCTAACTTGTATTTGTAGTGCACAAACATATTGTTAGCTGCTTTATAAGCTTTCTTTTCCTCACCAGTTAAATCTACAGCAACACACTTAATTTCATAAGGGGCTATTAATCCTTTTTGTACACACTGATCTAAAGTCAGTACATATACAGGAGGGGCCAAATTAACTAACAGCTGTCTATACTCTGGTTCTTCAGGCATAGTAGCTGTCATTAATAATAGCATTCTATGTTCATTGTTAGCAAATACCTCACGATAGATTGGGCTTAAACCCAAGTGAACCTCATCTGCTACAGTAACTGCAAATACTCTCCCCGTTAGCTTATGAGCTGATGCATAACAAAGTATCTCAACTCTGTCTAATACATCTTCATAACCCCATTTATAAAATTCATCTTTAAATTGATCTTGAAGCTGAATAGTGGGGACTAGCAATAAACCATCCCCCTCTACTCTTCTAAGCATCTCCCCTAAGGCCATTACCCCACATCTACTTTTCCCAAAGCCAGTACCAGCTATAATAGAGCCTTTATACCCAGCTTTTGCCCATGACCTTAAGGCAGTTCTTTGTTCTTGATCTTTAGTCTGTAAGACATCCGTCGAAATCATCTTTGTTAATTTTAGTTCTAGAATAATTAATCATTACAATAAAGTGTTTTAATTCATTTAGTATTTTCTCAAATTCATTGATCTTAGATGTTATGTCACTTATATCTGTATCCATATGCTTATATGTAGAATTAATCTGCATATATTGCATAGAGCATTTATGATATAAGCTTCTGTATGCTTTATCAAAGTTTAATAATGTTTCGTGTGTTTTACATGCATATGTAACTGTACATCTTGATTTGTTTATTAATTCTGCAACTTTAGAATGACTTAAACCTGTATAAGTATACAATAGAACAGCTGTAACATTTCTTCTTATTACATTAATTCTATTATGTGCAGGATCTAGAAACTCTTGTCTAGACATCCCCCCATTATACTCAACAAGTTTAAAGATAATCTCAATAGCATCATGAGTGCTATCACTAGACTTAACATTTAATTCCTCTTTTACTTTTTCTATGTTTTCTGCATTCATATTATTGTATTTAAAGTTATCACTTGACTAATTGCTTACCTCATTTAGCAATATCACAAAAATCACCAACCTCTCTAAGAGTTTTGGCTAATATCTTGGACAGGTTTTTTATCGCCTCTTTGTCTAATGTATCTAACCATTCGTTTTGCTTTTCTTCTGGGCAATCCTCAAAGCAAGTGGGTTGTGTTTTGCTTTCTCCTTCGAATTGATGGAATATAAATACTCCAGATAGATTTCTTCTGTTCATTGCTTACCTCCTTTGATTTTTATTCATGTTCATTAGTTCAATTCCGATTCCCCATAAAGGGATGGATACAATTACTGCTGCAATTAGTATCATTGCTCACCTCCTTTTACTATTTTAATCAGTTTGTTTAAACAAGCAAGTTCTGCTTCTTCGTAGGCTTCAAAATATCCATCTACTTGGTCGTGTTCTTCCACAGATGACAAGGCATAACCACCATCCATTGTTTGATAAATAAATTGATAACCATTTATATTATACTTCTCTCTAAACCATCTAAATGCTTGTGAGAATGTTGGTACTGAAACATCGTGGTATGCAAACATTTGTAATTCCTCCATTCTGTCTTCTACTTGTATATCAATCCCGTTTATAAAAAGTTGTGATTCTGTTTGACCATAACGCCCCTCTCTTAATTTATCATCTCCAAAAACATAATATGCTGCCAAACACTCTTCATCAAACCCTAACTCTTTAAGTTCTAATGCTTGTTCATATGGTATAAATTCTTTGTTCATTTCTCACCTCCTTTAATATTTTCTATTTCTTGTTTTACTCGCTGCCAATACGTAATCCTTGCTGAAATTACATCCATACTCACAGATGGTTCTATTTGTGCTATTATCTCATCTACTGCTATTAATGCACATTGTTTAGCTGATATAATATCATCAACCCAACCACTGCAATCATCAAACACTCTTGTAAATTCAATAAATTTATTTACTAAATCTATTGCTTTTTCTTTTGGTGTCATTGCTCACCTCCTACTTCATTCTCCCAGTACAATCCCAAACTTTGTCTATACTCACTTGGTTTAGCTAGATACCTAAAACAGGTATCTTTCTTAGGACATTCTTGTCCTGAGCACATTGTAATATCTGGACACATAATTAAATTTCTAATTTAATGTATTGAATTAATTTTTCTAAGACATCTAAAGTAAGAGAAGACTTTAACAAATTAGCTTTTCTTGATATTACTCTGATATTGCCTGGAATATATCCTAAATCATTATTCACTCTATCTAAAGACATGGCATTTGGTAGATAACCATCACCCTTTACAAGTGGAATATCTAGTATAGGGCATTTCTCAGGAATAATTACATCTTCTACTGCAATTGTAAAATCAATCTTTTTTTGTCTAGCTCTTGTTCTTGCTACATACCAAAGGTATTGCTGAGGATTCTCTTTAAACCTTTTTTTTCTAAAGCTTTCATACCAAGTTTTATTTTGCGATGATCTTTTTTCTTTATTCTTTTTTCTGTATTCAATATCATACAGTCTTTTTTGCTCTTTATCATTTTTCATTGTAGTATATTTTACTACAATATACAATTAAAAAAGTGCCTGAACAAATAATTTTTCTGGCATATTGTTTTGTTTTTAAAATTTGTAGTCAGGACAGGAGTCGAACCTGTTTCTATAGAGCATAACTCCCTCTATCGTGATCCCCTTACACCACCTGACTATTTGTACCCAGAACTGGACTCGAACCAGCACAGCCATTACTGGCCAAGGGATTTTAAGTCCCTCGTGTCTACCATTTCACCACCTGGGCAACCATATTAATAGCTTAAAGTTATCTTCCTATTAACACTATCAATATTAATATTAATAGAATTATTACTAACTCTTTTGTGAATTACAATAGGATCCACATTAGATTTAGTAAATTTAGTAGTTCTAATAGGTCTTTTACTAGGCTTATTTACAATAGCCCAATGTTTAGATCTAATAGAAGACATACTCCTGTTAAGCATATTAGCTTTTTCTTCTAATGAAAGATTATTATCTTTCATTATCTTTAATTCTTGTTTTGAAAACCTTTTCATATTTAATTGTTTTAGTTATAAATTATGCTAAGTCATCGAAGTCTACTGATGTAGTTTCTCTCTTAACTTTTATCCCGTACATCAAATCAAACCATGCAAATTCTGTATCTGCTTTTCTTTGAGTACATTTAAGATACTTCTTAATAGCTTTAATAGAGTGATCTTTCCACATTCTATGCTGTTCTTCAGACATTTGATAATTATCCATCCACATCATATCTGTTTTAGTCACCCCACTATCTATTAATTTCTTATAAGACATGTCTATTTCTGCGAACTTAAACATGTTGTCAATAATACTTTCAAATAATTGTTCTACTTTTCTCATAAGTTTGTTTTTAAATTTAATCGTCTCTTAAATCTGCTATTTCTTGATAATGACAACTAGCACATAGCCCTATAAAAGCTTCTTTACACATATCATGATACACACTGTCAAATACAGCATTATATTCATAGTCACTTAAATCCCCTATCTCTTGTACATTAGTCAGAGTTTTTATGTGCTTGTCTATATAATCTACTATTTCACTAGAGTGACAATCTTTGCAAAAGAATACATCCTCATTCCAGGGGGCTGCTGGATCATGTTCTGCCCCAATAGGATAATTACTCATTACTTTAAGTTTTGGTTTTTATAAGATTGAATTATACTGTCTAATTTTCCTTCGTTATAGAGCTCTATAAGTAAATTAATATCAGGGAGTTTATAATAATCCAACTCACTTATTAATTTAGTAAAGTCACTCATAACATTTGTCACTAAAGGCATTTGAACCCCATCTTCATCCCAAATAGCTTTGATAGTTTTCCCATGCTCTTTATTAATAGCATCAATAGTTTGTTTCAAGGATTGTTTAGTCCTATAATTATAAAACCATTTGATTGGCTCACATTCATCTGATGCATACACTGCTACTTGTAACCACATTAAGAGGTTAAGAACCTTAAGTTGTTCTTCTTGTTTCATTACTTACTCCATCTTTTAGTTATACTTGTTTCAGACTTTAATAACCCATTAGGGATAATAACATTAGCAGCTTTATTCATCTGTTCAGTCATTATTACTCTCCACTCCTCAGAGAATTCTTCAGGGCAGATTGTATCTATCTGATCGTGTACAGTCATTACTATCTTAACAGGGTAGTTGTTGTCTTTAATAGTTTTATAAAGATAAACTAATGCTAATTTAGTCATATCAGCTGAGCTCCCTTGAATTGGGGTATTCTTAGATGCCCGTTCAATAGAACCTAACTCCATAAAGCTGTCTTTGTTATTATACATTTTAGGGGTCCAGTTATCAAACCATCTAACTCTTGAGAAGGGAGGGAAAGTTCTTATCATCCCTGTTCTTTTTCCACTATCCCCAAGAGTATCAAGAAAGACTTTAATCTTTGGGAAGGCTTTGAAGTATTTAGTTATCAGATCTTTTGCCTCTTTAATATCTGAGTTAATAGTCTCTGCTAACTTTTTAGGGCCCATCCCATAGGCTAATCCAAAGTTAATTGTCTTAACATGTGTTCTAAGTCTCTTATGCTCTTTACATTCACACTTCTGATTACTCTTAATGAATGCACAATCTGACTCAGCTGCCTCATGCCACACTTTCCCAAATACTAACTCAGCA